AGCAGAAGTTGAACGCCATAGACCTACAACGGCAGCCGTGTAAGCTGGAGTATTCCAGCGGTTCAGCACAGTCTTATAAGTTGTGCTGTTGCTGTAGTTCATGACATGGATGATTGAGTTATTGTTTAGGTTGCCTTGTAAGAAGCCTAAGTCTAAAGATGTTTGGCTTGAAAAGCGGTCGCTTGTCGCTGTTGTGCCATCACCATAGATGCGAGTCACAGAGTAGTTAGATCCTGTGTCAGAGTTAAAGCGGATCTGCATAGCACCCTGTGATGCTAGACCGCCACCGACCACCATAATCAAATCTGTGTAAGATCCTGAAATGCTGCTAAAGCTAACTGTTGCAGTGTCACTGCCCAATGTAGTAGTAGCAATCGGAGTATAAGTAGATGGCATGTTATCCCTTTATTCCGTATAGGGCGAAGGATGAGTATTGCACGAAGGAGTTGCCAGTAAATGAAGTAATGTCTAACTGATTAACTGCGCTAGTACTCATCCATAAACCTGAACCAAAGATAATCTCACCACTGCCATTTTGATCCTGACCGCCTAGATAACGGACAGTCTTGTACTTATTAGTATCATCATAATCAAGCACATCAACAATAACTGTTCCAAAGATTGAAGATGCAGCACTTGCAGCTGTCGCACGATAAAACTTAATTTCGTTCTGGCTTGCTAATGCCTCCGCAAAAGGATCTCCGCCACCACCTGAGCCGACGCCGAATAGATCATGCCAAGCATAAGCCGACCCAGTAGATACACCATTAAATCTTAAACTCATTGCATCGACTGTAGATGCTCTGTTAGTGCGAGCAATCATACGAACCTGTAAGTGCTGATAAGTCGTAGGGATGCTAGTAAAACTAATCGTAGATGCTCCACCTGCTCCAACAGTTACAGTCGCGATTGACTCATAGTCTCCGCCCGCTGCTGCGCCCCCAGAGGATGCGATGATCCCCGCTAAAGTGTTAAGCATTAGGCAACCGCACCTACAACGATCCATGAGTTAGCAGCAATCTTGATGCAAGCTGCTGACTTGTAACGAGCAAGGACTGGAGCAGCAGCAACCGCACCTGCGCTCACGACTGTAGTTGTGCCAGATGATGCAGCTTGGATAGTAGTAACCCCTGCACCCTTCTGATAGACAAGCAAGGTTGTGCCTGTAGGAAATGCGTAAGTCGCATCTGTTGGGATGCTGAAAGTATTGGTTGAGGCATTGTCCATTGTGACAATAGCGTTAAGTCCATCTGCCTTGACCGCTGTGTAAGTAGTGCCAGTCTGGGCATTGACTGTTAGACCAGCGAAGGATGCATCGACTGAGTCGCCTAGTGTTTCAATGGCGGTTGCGCCATTCTTAACTAGATCAGAAGAGGTCGGAACAGTCCAACCGAAGTTAGGTGTGGTAGTTGCCATTAGGTTAGTGCTCCAGTCGCGTTAGTCCAAGTAAGTGTACCATTTACGCCAGTCCAGATAAGTGAGGCTGGCAATACTGTTTCCCATTGTGTAGTCGATAGTGAGAAGTCTGTCGCTGAGATGTAAAGGGTGATCTCAGTAAAGCTCGGAGTTGCTCGAAGTGCGACATTCTCGACAAAGCCATCGAAGGCACCATCGAGCAAGTTGCTAGGTAGGTTAGTGATCAGGACAGGCTCGCCAAAGAAGATGCCGATAAGGTCATCACGCATGGCATCTGACATGTCTGGATTGTCAAGTCTGAAGGTAATTGCACCTAATGACCCGCGTGGGTTCTTGCGTAGATTAAGCTCTCTAGAGCCGATGTCGGTGATGTCACCAAGGTTCTTGATGTTAGAGTCGAACGACCGCTCAAAGAGTCCGTATGAGGCTATAGAATCGCTGTCAGAGGTACTGTAGGTGCTGGCGTATCCTGTGCCGTACTTGTAAATAAGGCTGTTACGGATGCGAGCAATCTGAGTTGTTGAGGTGATAGAGGATGGTGTTGCATACGCGCCATCAAGGTTAGTAAATCCATTTGCTGCGAGATAGTTAGATCTGTTGTCTGCATCGGCATAGGATACAAAGCCTGTGGGAGTCTCAAAGATTTGTCCTAACGCGCTAGAAGCAATCTGATCTACAAGGGTTTGACTCTTAGCCGTAGGGCTAGCTGCAAGGCTGACCATGGTATAGAAGCCAGAATCAACCTCACCAATGTAGGTCTCAGCATTTTCCCATGTAGTCGTTGCTGGGTAAGTATCCCATGTAGTCGTTGGGGTTACCTGATCCCATGGCAGGGATAGGGCAGCACCTAAGATCTCTGCGATCTGTGCGCCATCTAGACCTTCTGCAAGGGCTGTGTTATAGATAGCCTTGGTCAGTCTTGCAAGAGATCCAATACCTAAGATTGTGCCTGTGGTTATGTAACCTGACTCCTCTGGGCTTCTGACCCCAATGTTGAAGTCTGATACTTCTCCACCGAATACAGGGATGTAATCCCCATCTGAATCTTTAAGCTCTAAAAGGATTGGCTCTGTGACATTGATGGTAAAAGGTGAGTTATCTGTGTTGATGATCTCGACACGGCAGTAGCCCGCTGTGCATTGTCTGTCAATGTCTAAGCGACCAGAGGCATAGGAAACAGAGGTAACAGTCGTATAGACATCATCACCTACTGTAACTCGCCACTCTGGAAGCCATGTCATACTGCGAACAATCCTCCTCGTAGAGTGCCACGCTGGACGGCTTCCGTGATGACCTGATCTACCGCTTCTGCAATAGCGTTAGGGTCACCAATGCCTGTGTTCACATTGACAGTAAAGTTGTACTCACGACCATTAGGGCTGATGCCTGAGATCATGCCGCTATCAGGAGTGAACTCTTTGAGGTTAGGCAAGATCTGTGTGATGACTCCACCAAGTGCAGCCACATTAGCGTTAGTCTCAGCGATACTTGTAGCACCGCTAGGGAAAGGGTAGACAGTTGCCCCACCTGTTGAGGGTGTCGATGCAGTTGCAGCTCCTGTGGATGCAGAAGGCTTAGCACCTTGTAGGCGTAGCAATTCCATCATCTTAGCAATAGCGGCATCTAGGTTAGCCAGATTGATTAGATCCTTTGGCTTTAGGCTGTCAAGGATGGACTTAATGTCCTGAAGTTTTACATTCTGCCCAGATAGCGCACCAAGGATCTTTAGGTCAGCGTTAAGCTTCTCTGTTGCCTTGATGATGGCTTGCTCATCCTTTGCAGCGATGGCATCTTCTAGTGCAAGGATTGACTTCTTTACATTAAGGCGAGCTGTATCATTGGCAATCTGTAGCACCTGTGCGCTGCTTGTTGCCTTGCCTAACTGTTCAGCCTGTGAAGTAAGGGCTGCTGCTACTTGAATCTTATCAAGATCAAAGACATCTGAACTCTTGTTAAGAGCAAGGTTAGCCTTATCAATTGCAGCACCAAGTTTTTTAGCAGCTAAAGCCTTCCGTGCTGCCGCCAATGCCTTTAACTCTTCAGCAGTAAGCTTCTTCTTTTTCTTAAGAGCTTCAGTTGAATACTTATTCTCTAGATCTGCTAAGTGTGCAAGGGCTGAAGCTGTTGTCCCAGTCTGTGCTGCGATTTCTCGCTGCTCTGCACCTATCTTTTGTAAGATTGGAATAAGACCGCCAAAACTTAAAGCACCTAATGCATCACCAAGAATTGGGATTGACTTGATAGCATCAAGTGTGTCCTTGATGTATCCAACCATTACACCTAAACCGCGAATAGTATCTGCAACATAGAGTGCTGCTGATTCCATCTGTGAGGCTAATTCATTAACTGAGTTTTGATCGCCTAGACCCTTAAGCGCATCAATAATGCCTACGCCAATGATCTCCTTGACATTGGCAGATGCAACGCCAAGCTTGTCCATAGATCCCTGAAAGGTATTAGCTGAGGCTGTTGCTGATCCTGCAAATGTCACCGCTAGCTGATCTGTAACCTCTTGGAAAGATTTAGCCTTAAGATCTGCCTTTGAGATACCAACGCCAAGCTTTGATAGGGCAGTATTATTGCCCAAAAATGCCTTACTTAATGCGCCTGTAACGCTACCTAAATCTTTTCCCGTGGACGCACTAATGTCTAGGGCAAGATTAAAAAGTCTTTGAGATTCTGCTGTGTCTTGTGTTGCTACAGCTAATGTCTGATAAGCAGGACGAAGCTTGTCATCAAGGATGCCGAACTCACTCTGTAAGCCTTGGATGTAAGCTTCAGAGCTAGCAGCATCTCGACCTAGACCAACATTCTTTAGAGCTAAAGCTAATTGCTTTTGAGCCTTCTCATCTTCGGCTGCCGCCTTAACTGCTGCCTTACCATAAGCAAGGATCTGCTGACCACCGAAGGCAAGTCCCAAAGCTCCTGCAAGCTTTTTAACATTCTTGCCTAGTTTGTCGGTTGCTGATTCGGCTTGCTTGAAACCTTTTTTTCCAGTGAACTCTGCTGCGATGTCGATGACTATGTTGGACATGAGTTACACCTGCGCTCTCGCGTTTAATTTATCGGCTGCTGACTTGATTGCCTTTAACACAGCATCTCTAGCCTTGCCATTGTTTTCTTCATAAGCTCTAAACAAAGCACGACCAGCCATTTTGTCATTGCCTTTAATAGGTGCGCTGCGCTTGCCCATTTGATTCTGAACAAATTGGCTATTGGGTGTCTTACGCCCCATAGTTTCATAGATCGCTCCTGCTGCGCTTTTATTGAATACGCGAGCAAGAGACCTAAAGCCTCGATTGTTAGGCTTAGAAGGTGTGGTCTTATAGCCAATGCCAGCCTTGGCTTTCTTGGCTGAATAAGCTGGGAATCTACCCTGAGAGTTTTCTCTAGGTAGCCATCCGCTTAATACAGAAGAATCATCTGGCAAGTAACCACGAGCAGACTTGGTTATTGGCTTAAGAGCTGCTGCAATCTCTTTGGGTAATTCCTTACCGAGATCAGGCGCGAACTTACGAAGAGACTTTCTAAGAGCGATACCGCCCTTTACGCTTGCTGGCATCGCTCACCTCTTTCGCTTCATCCTTGAGCCCTTGCACAAGTGCATCGAGCATGGTCTTATCTAAATCTAAAAGTGCTTGTGGCGGAATCCCTAACCTGATGCTTAGCCTAGCAATCAAGTAGGTGAAAGGAAGATCCCGCTTTAAGCTAAAGGGTCTGAATCAAGCACCTCGACACTTTTGAGTGTCTCAATGAAATCCATACCGAAAGGCTTAACAGACTCACCTGACCTGCGTGTTACTTCCCATGCTAACCAATAGACATCGCTCTGCTTTTCTTCATCGCGGAACGCCTTATGGAAGCCCTTTTTAGCGTGCTGCTCGA